GGGGCGGAGCGATTAGCCAGAGACCTGTTGACGAGGTTCAGTGCTTTTCGCTTGCCCTTCTCGGAGTAAGGCTCCCTCTCACGCTCGGCCCTTGGCACCGTGGTGGTGTCTAGGATTACCATGTCGTAGAGAGTAAAACAAAAGTATTGCCGGACGGGCTTACGCTACTGGGCCATTACTGACTCGGATAGATCGTAAGTGAACCGACCGTTTGGTAGTACACCTGCCGTATGGGGAGCCTCGACAACCAATAGACGTCGAGTGGTCGTCCCCCTAGCAGGTCCTTCCTGTTATGTATCCACCATCAGCCAGCGAGGATCGCCGAAATGCCTACAACCCAGACCTATACGTACGGGGCCGTGAAAACGGCTGAATATGTAAACCCGTGCACAGGTCAGTTGGTTCAGGAGTTCGGTACCGCAATGACTGAGATGCTAACAGTCTCGAAGCTAGACCGGGAATATCGTCCGTTTCCCGAAGACCTAGTGGCCGCCATGACCCCCCGCTCTACCCAGTATAAAACTGTAAGTTCTTACAAGGACGAACAGGTTATTACTGCAGGGCAGGTTGCGTGCAACATTGGTGGAGTGTGGTCCTTTCCGATGAAATATACGGAGAGGCACTATTTCCGCTGTGGCACGCCTGGATCCGTTCTGAATATACCTATCCCTCACTGGGAGACGTATTTAAGGAACAAAATCCATGGCGACCTGGTCAACTTTGCCGATACTATCGGCGAGTGGCGCGAAGCTGTCACGATGACAGAAGACTTCGCCCGTCTGGCCAAGAAGTCCGTTCGTATGGCGAGGATGATGCTCCGAAGTTCGCACAAGCGGAAGGCATGGAAACTGTATTTCAAAGACGTCGTGGGGTATGACCCCCAAGACAGATATGATCTACTGGATCTCATGTCGGCCGATATGATGCTTAAGTTCGGAGTTGTTCCACAGATATCCCTGCTCCACGATACAGTTGAGAAACTGAATTATGTGAGCTTAATGGGGGTTCGCCGCGCGTACTCGTTTAGTCGAACTGCCGAAGACTCGAAAGAGATCGACGGTAAGCTGGCTGGCGGGTACGGCGGTACGCTGCGAACAGAAGAGAAGGTTAACGTACGTGGGAAGGCTTGGGTCGTTCTAGACCCCTCCCGTGGTAGTTTCACCGCCGGTAATCTGGCGAGTGCTATCTGGGCAGGTACCCGGTTGAGCTTTATGCTTGATTGGTTCCTCGATGTTGGCGCCTACCTTGAGGCTATTACAGCTCTCGAAGGTGTCAGGAGCATGAAGATGTACGTTACAACGAGACGAACAACGAAGTGGATAGACAAGGTGAAGACACGGCCGGAGGTAACAGGTTATACCTGCCCGAGGCCAGGGCGCACCACTAAGGTGAGCCACTATCGCCAAGTCTACGACACGGTTCCATTTCCAAGGGCAGTTGAGACGAGGTCTAGCGCGACTTGGGGTAAACTCCTAAGTAGCGTCGAAATCTTTACTCAGCTACGTCGGACCGTCGGCAGACCCGGCAAAGGGTTGCCGTTGTGGTCCTTTTCCTCGCGCTTCTAGCGCACCCATTGGAGTTATCCATAAATGCCTGTTCCTTCAACAATCACGATCGCTGACGCGACCCCGACCAACCATGACTTCGTACCTGTCACCAAGAACGCCGCCGGCACGTGGCTCCTCCTCAATCATGAGGCGGTTACCGCTGCTGGCGCTCCGCGCTTGGAACTGGGTTTCAGTCTGGCTAATCGGAATCGTGCGACTGACAAGGTCCATGTCAAGTTCGTGCATCCTTTCGAGGCTGAAGTCGACGGCGTTACCGTTGTTCAGAGTATTCCTCTGTTCGATGGCAGCTTCGTCATTCCTGCGGATCTCACCACTGCTCAACGTGAGCGCTTTGGAAAGATGGCAGCAAATGTCGTCCTACATGCGATCATTCAGGGCATGGTTAAGAGCCGTGACCCGATGTACTAGGCGCAAGCCATAGGCATCGCATGAGGAATGATTGGAAGCTGGGTGTTGGCACGTTAGTGCTGTACGCTTTGTTGTGGAACGTGTCCACGGCGTACTCTTCTACACCTGTTATGGGGTTATCCCTAACTACGCCAGAGGTTCTCATTGATGAAACCACTCGACCAAGCTTTGAGCCTGGAAGCAGAACTAAGCTTCACTCAGGCTGTCTGCGAGATCGTAAATACCCCACGTGCAATTGCTGTTTCCCTCCTTGTGAAATACCAAGAGTGGGACCAGCTGTTATCGCTTACGATGGAGTCTGGAGATTATCAGGACGCCGGCAACTTCGCCGACGACTACCTGGTGACCTCTTTGCTCCGGAAGAGCGAGAACTTGCCGACTGGGGTCGATACTGCAGCAGTAGCGCTCGGTAAATTTTACTCTGCCGAGAAACACTGCTCTGAAACGAACAAACGACTCTGCGATACCTCGCTACCCCATCCGGGGTGGTTTAGGAAGTGGAGAAGGGAGTTCGCGGCCATCTTAGGCCCGCTGGACGCCGCGGCTATCGAGCGCATTGTATGGCTCGGAAAGCACGGCTCCGGTGCGAGCATTGGAGTGAAGGGGGACGGTCTTGTCGCAAGCGACAAATACGAGAAACCCCTGACCGTTACGGAAGAACTATTGCCCTTCTATGATGCCCTGGTCGGAGAGACCTGGGCTGAGTATCGCCCTAGCCAGTGTGCGAAGGCGGTGAGAGGGAACAAGTTCTTCACAGTTCCCAAGGATGCGACGACCGACCGCGGTGCATGCACGGAACCGACACTGAATGTTTATTTTCAGTTAGGTATCGGGCTCTACATCGCGGAAAGGTTGAAGCGCTTTGGCGTCGACATCAGTAGCCAGGAATGGAACCAGGCTCTTGCCGAATTCGCCTTTGAGTGGCAACTTGCCACGGTGGATTTGTCGCAAGCGTCTGACCTTATGTCCTGGTCAGCTGTGATGGAGGTGGCCGAAGATGACTGGTTTCACTTGCTTAGTTTAGCAAGCTGCCGGTATACATCTGTGCCAGACGGTAATGACTACCGCGACGTCGAGCTCGAGAAATTCTGCTCGATGGGCAATGGCTTTACCTTTCCGTTGGAGACAGCAATGTTTCTAGCGATGGTAAGGACCTTTGTACCTCCAAAAGACTTGTGTGTATGCGCTGTTTACGGTGACGATATGATCGTGCCGCAAGCGTACGCACGGGATCTGATCGACGGCCTAGAATACGTAGGGTTCAAGGTGAACACTCGGAAAAGCTTCCTGGCAGGTTGCTTTTACGAGAGCTGCGGCACTGACTGGTTTAAAAGCCAGAATGTGCGTCCTTTCTTCCTACGTCGGTCCGAGGAGCAACCCGGAGTCCCCTATTCGTTGCAAATGCTTAATTCCTTGCGGATTTGGGCAAAGCGGCGGACGGGTGGTGACGGGTGTGATCAGAGGTTTAAACGCCTCTGGTTGCAGCAACTTGGTAAGGTTCCTTATCCATGGAACCAATGCCGCGTACCAGCTGTGTTCGGGGACACTGGCGTGATTGTCAGCGAGGGCGAGGGGCTTAAACGCACCAAACCTCCGACTGATGGTTACGAGAAGTTGTTCTCGGGCAACGGCCCGGGTTGGGAAGGCTACAGGGTCCGGCACGTCCACATGAAATCCATTGAAGTGGACAGACGGTGCTTCGGCATCGAGCTAGCGATCCTGCACGCAATTGACGGTAGAGACGACCCTGGCTGGGTCGGCTTCGAAGGGATTTCCGCTAAGGGGCGTGAGCCCCGAAGAGGATACCTGGGAATACCGAAACTTACGTGGTCCACCCTAGTTGAGTGGACGTCAGGTTACGAATGGAGGCCTATCGTTACAACGTAGGCTATTTCCCCATCCTAACACTCCGGAGTGAAACTCTCCGGTGGTGCATCCTTAGCG